TCATGTCGTGCCGCATTGGGGTCAGGGCCTATGGGCTGGCCTTCATATTGACCTTCGCCTGCTCCACCTCCCCAAGCTTTCAAGTCTGGATAATGAGGCTGAGCAAACTGGAGGCCTGCACGCGCTTGGTAGGTCATGGGATCGAAGAGGGCCGGGTCTTGGGCGGTGACGCCAATCGGCATCGGTAAGCCACCACCAGTGTAGTAAGGACCTGGCGGCTGAATAAATGAACCCGGCATTGTGACTGGTTGGGCGGCGAGTCCAGCACGCTGCACCCCCATTTGCCCAATATCTTGGAGAAACTGGGCGGCCCGGAGGCGCGGATCGAGGAGATCCCCTTCTTCACGAGCGTAGCCAGAGATGTCCTCAATGTCTGAGCCTCCAAAAAGGCTCATGGCCCCTTGCATCCCGCCCATCGCTGCGCTGCTAATGATTGTCGGCATCGCTGCCGCAAGTGCTTCACCCATTACTTAGCTCCTTCGTCAACCACATTTGAGGCATTTCATGGAACCCTAACCGCTTGGCGAGGGCATGCGCTCCACGATGGGTTCGGGGTTGGGAAGCAACGACGTGGGTCAGTCCCCGCTCCTGCATCCTGCGCGTGAGGGTGGACTCAATCACTTTAGCCGCACGGAAGCTGTGCCGCCGCTGATCCACGTCGATATAGATGTGGATACGGGCCGCTCGACCATCAGGGGTAAAGTCTGTCATTAGAAAAAAGCCCATGGGCTCAGTATCGCAGTCAAGCATCCAAAACTCGGCGCGTCCGGCACGTACCCCCTGTAAAACGGTGTTAAACGCTCCCAAGTACGTCGCTTCTTCTTCAAGGGGGATACCAAAAAAGGACTCCATCCCCACTTTATCTGTCCGGTACCATGCACGTAGCCAGTCAGGGTCTGTGTCCTCAAATGTGCGTAGGGTATACGCAGCCATACCACCTTTGGGCGAGTATATCTTACCCAGTCACAGCCAACGTAATCATCCCGCGCAGGTCGACATTATTCGTGATGCTTGACGGCCACGCACTATGGTCCGTCCGATAGCAATAGAGCTTATCCGTGCCCCCGGTGGTGATATAGCCCTCCGTATCGACCGACCCTTTGATAGTGAGCGGCCCCGTATACGTCGTCGTCGCCGCTTTCATCCCCTTCGGGAGCTGAATCCGCAATTCGTTCCCCATGCCGGAGCCGGTGGTGGTGTCTTCGAGAAAGAAGTTCACCACCAGAAACTGGCCCATCTTGATGTATTGATATTGCTGCTGATCGGCGCTGGCGACGGTCCATGTGCCCGAATTGGCGGTGAAATTGTCGGCCAGAAAGGGGGTGCTTTGCCATCCTAACTCCTGTTGGATGCGTTGAAGGCGGCGGCGCGTGTCGGTCGCGGTGAAATAGAGCGCCCGCACCGCCCGTTCGGTCACCAGGCCAGATTCCTCCCGAATCCGCGCAAAGTCGGGGGTGGGGAAATCGAGGGAGATGTTGGAGCGCGCCATTACTGCAACCGTCGTGTCGCGCCTGGGAGCAGTTGATAGCCGAGGGTCATCCCTTCGAGACTCCAGCTTCCATTTTGAGAGTCGTCACTAATCCGTATCCGACACCCGACATCCTGAATGAAGTCCCCATCCGTGCCTTCCAGATTGATAATCTTCTGCACGGACTCGGAGGAGGTGGTAATGCCGCTGCCGTCGTCGGTGTCAATGCCGTTCCCGTCAGCCGTAATCAACTGGAAGCCCACGGGAGCGATGGCTTGACTGGCTGCCCCCTTGCTCACCGCATCATCCCCGGCGTTGCCCTCCATCCACTCGACGGTGAGCGTGACATCGGAATCCGCCTGGGCAATGATATCCAGCCAGCGATAGCGTTTGGTGTAGGCCATCATCTGCTGGGGGGCGCGTGAGTTCCAGCTATTGTCCGTGCCGTAGATCACCTTGGTGATCCATCGGGCCGGGATGTTTGAGCCGTCAAAGCTGTCCCCGTCGAAGAACTCGTAGCAGAACCCACCCTTGGCGGTCTGGGCTTCGCCGACCAGCACCACCTGGGTGTCCGTGGCCGTATCAATCGTGGTCGAAGACGCCATCGGCATATCCGGCCAGACATACCAGACACCCCAGCGATAGTTCCAGACGACCGCCTTGGTACACTCCGCGTCATCAGGGGAGGTGCCGGGCCAGAACCACACCACATGGGCATTCTCGATGTCATGCACCGCGTGGACTTTCTCCAGCTCTGCATAGACAAATTCCTTCAGGGTTTCCTTCACGGGCGTGCTGATGACGAAATCATTGTTCCCGTCGAACAGGCGGATGTCCCCAAGCGGGGTGAAGTAGGCCTGCATCACACGGGGCGTGGAGGCCTGGTCCCCAGATGCGTCGGTATAGACCGCTCCCGCTGGGACACTCACAATGCTGCGGTGAGACACGGTACCGGTGACGGCATTGGACTTGGTGCGCGTCCAGTCCATGATGTCGGAGATTATTTGCCCACTGCCGGTGACGGTCCAGATGGATCGCTCACAAAACACGACCAGCATTCCCTCGAAATCCCCCACCAACCCAGTAACCACGTCCCCCACCGAACTTTGGTCTGTGAAATCGAGATAGTTGTTGACTCCCACCTGATCGGGTAGACCGGGGTCGGACCAAAAGACACGTCGGGGATTGGTATTGGTGCGTCCCCACCAGAGGCGTTGTTTGTGTGGCTCACAGAAGTAACTCCCGGTGGGTGGGGCATCCCCATGCTCTTCTAGGGTGCGATGCTCCAAGATGTCGAGGTCAGAGGCGTTGTCGGTGTAAGCGACGGTGGTGCGTCCATCGATGAAGGTGACGAAATAGAAAATCGCCCCTGTGCCAGTGGTGCGGTAGAGTTCGTAGCCGGTGATATCGGTGTCGCTGTCGGCGGTCCATGACAGATTGCTTTGCTCATCTTGGAGTTGGATGATGTTCGAGGTCACGGAGCCCGCTGACCGCGCTTCCGCCCCATCGACGCTAATCAGTTTCCAACTGTAACTGCCGTTCAGTTGCCCTGCCGCTGTATTCACGACCGCGGTGGGAGTTGGGGACTTCGCCGAGGGACCAGCGATGGAGAGCGCCGATCCGTTCCACGCTCTGGGAGCCACAACCCCATTGGCGAAGAACAGGGTGTTATCCACCTGGGCAAAGTCGGGGATGGACCCCACGGACCCACTCCCGAGGTCGGCAATGAACGTCCACGACGCACCGTCGTCGGTGCTATACCAGAGTTCATACTCACTCGAGGCGGCCTCGAAGACCCCCATCAACTGGCGCGTGAAAGAGGCACCAGTCTGCCGATAGGCCCGCAACGCCCGCACCCGTGTGGCCGCACTCCCCGTATTGGTCGTGACCGCAGAACTATTCTGTTTGCTATACCCGAGGATCTTCTTGGCCCGCCCTAGTTTGTCGATCCAGAGATTCCGGCTCCCGCTGGAGGAATAGATCGCGGGCAGGGCCACCGAGTGAATCCCTTCCTGCGTGCCGAGAAACACCGAGAAGACCTGGGTCTGAATCGGATACGCCATCAGGTCGTCACCGCAAAAAAGGCGGTGCCATCGGTGGAGTCGAGACGGATAGGGCCGGGGCCGTTATAGACCTCATCGCCGGTCGCCAATGACAGCACCCGATAGGGGCGCGGTTGCACATCATCAAGGGCGACATAGTCGCGCACCCCGGTCAGGGTCATTGCAAACTGATCGCCATGCACCGCCGCAAAGGACCGAGAGACACCGTGACTGGGATTCGGCTCAAACGTCCAATGCTGGTCGAGTAACCCAGGGAACGGATGCGGGCCACCCCCATTGCCTACCCGTGTCGATTGCCAGTTGGCAATATCAGATGGGACGAACGGCAGCACGGTGGATAGCACGCGCTGCAACTGTGCGCCGGAATCTCCATGGTTATATTCGCCGCAATCATTGAAGACCCCGTAGACATCGTGGTGGGCCGAGAGCGCACACCCACAGACAAAGGCGGTCAGCGGAGCCGCTGCCGCGACTTCCACGCACCGTCCCTGATAACTCTTGTCCCAGCGTTGATGCTCGTTGTCAATGACCGGCGAGGGACAGTCTGTCACGCCGTGCTTGGCGTGCCACGGTTGTCGTACCCAGCGCCACGGACCTTCGCTCGTATTATCCCGCCGAGGGAAATGAACCGTGGTAATGGTCGCGGCCCCATCGCTATAAAGATCGGACAGGCGGTCTTCGAGAGACTCCCAGTCCGGTGCCGCCGCCGCTGAGAGGGCTAGTGGGGTGTCACACCGCTCACGAAACACGTTGCCCAAGGCCCGAATCTCTTCGTCCTCCCACCCGTTGTCACTGTGATTCCATTCGTTGGCAATCTCGACACAGGCCACCTTGTCAGGGTGTTGTTTGGCGAGGGACGCCCATTCCCGCACGAAATAGGCGGGGTCCGAGACGATGTGTCGGCGCGTGAAACAGGTGATTTCAGACCGGAGTCCGTGGTCAGCGAGGAGTTCAATCGTGCGCTCCATCAGCGCAAAGTAATTAGCGGTCTGCACATCGGTGCCCCCGGCCCAGTCGTGACTGCCAAACCACCGGACGTAGGTCATCCCGGCCCCAACCGCCCATTCCGCGAAGCGGTCAAGTTGCCCCTGATTGTGCCGCACCGCCCACGGGGCCCAGAACGCGCTCACACCCACAAGGGGGAAGGGGCCAGTATCATCCCGCAGCGCCCGGTGGTCGAGCCGGAGCGGGCCGTTCAGCGGCCGATAGGGTGTTTCAGCGAGGGGTTGAATCGCTTGAAGAATCGAGGAGAGCGACCCGTAGCGGTCCTGCTCCCAGATCGCACGCCACTTCGCCTGATTCAAGACGCCTTGATCAGCGGGGCGTCCGAGTTGCACCAGACGGCTGGTCACCGCCTGTTCAAAGACATCGGGGTATTCGGTCAGCAGGAGGAACGCCGAGTCCGCATGGGCATGGGCGATCCACCAGTCATACGCAGGGGGCTGCATCGCTGCTTACCCCTCACGGCGTGCGGCTGCGGCAGCTTCCTCGTCGGCAATGACTTCCGGCGTCCAGACCGCAGCCGCGACATCACGGACACGCTGGGGTTGACCGTCGAGGGCATCCCCTGGAGTTAAGACATAGCGGTGAAAGGACGGCCCAGAAATTCGCACGCCATCCTCTTCGACATAGGTCGCGTGCCGGATTTGGAGATGTCCGGTGGCTGTTACGTCCAGTGAGTCCAAGATCACTTTTTTCTCTAACGACATAATTATCTCCACTTACACAAAATAGAGGTGAGAGAACGCGAAGCCGGTATCGTCGTCAATGTTGCCTGTGGTAGCGGTGACATTATTTTCAGTCAGA